CTCAATATTTTTCTGGACCGCAAATCCTTCATAGGACGGTCCCGAACTGGATCCTCAAGTTAGATCCACCCTAGACTCACTCAGAGCCCTTCACCTTTAAGTTTCCGGTGCGCACTCTGTTAGACCGCAGTCCGACTACAGCCTAACGACGCGTCCACTCAGGACGCGATTTTCGGACATCACTCAGATGTCCCATACTCACGGACGTTTCCGAATTGTGTCCAATCTTTGGAACACATATAAGTTCGGAACGTACCAGTGATAAACTCCTCCTTAATTTCGTCATAACTAAGGAGAATCAGGACATGCAGAAGATCGGTCGCTTGAAACCAAGAAATAATATCTTCCTGCATTTTGTGGAAAAACTCCTTTCCATGCATAAAAGCTTCACGTTGCGCTGACAAGGCAACATCCTTAAGTCTAACATCAGCACTAACATCAGCATCACTCATTTGAAAACAAAAGGACTTATAAATCGAATCCAACTCTATCGGAGCTAAATAAAGTCCCATCTCATAGTCATAAACAAATTTCCTTTTTAAGAAAGTTGCTTCTTCCCATGGAATATGAGCACGAATACCTTTCTCCTTATCAGCAGGCGTTACAGTGTAGCCACACAAAGCGTAAACGGGTGCGATAGTGACCATGTTATATTGATCGATAATCTCCTCTGAAATAGAAGAAATGTTGTCATCTCCAGTGGTTGCTGGCTCAACGTACTTTCTAAAATCCCAAGCACTCTTTCCACACAAGAAAACAAAAGCGATTCTCATGAGAATCGAGTTCACGATGCTATTAAAGATCAAAGTAATTATGATGCCACTTGGTAATCCCAATTCCTTCTCGAATAAATCACACATAAAGATTACGAGCTGCACATTGAGCATTTTGCAAAGATAATAGACTCGCTTCTGATCAACAGGGTCATAACCCATCCTCATAGACATTAGATAAAAGAACATAGCTAAAAGATCTATCATCACCGTCTCATGAGATGCATCAAAGCCAGAAAAATCCATATCTATAAAAAATGGATGCTTTCTCAGTCTCTCTGCTAACATTGTCCATTGCTTGGAGCCAGCATTCATCCCACCATAACACTCAGAGAATTCAGGATAAGACATGAGAAACATTATCAAAGGCATCAGAAATATACGCATGATGTAGTTAAAATCAAACCCTACTACACCAAACAACCTAATGAAATATTCCAAAATCTTGCGCAATTTCGTAACCTCGTCCTTCGGTGAGAAGTCAACCTGGAGAGCAGGGCAAATACCTCTGTCAAGAAACGCTAATAATTCTTCACACGCATCGATAAACGTTTTCTTAACTTTCCACAAATCTTTCTCTTTATCGATGCAATCGAACAACAGAAACTTATCTTTGATACCCAACTTTCTCCATCGTCGACCGACAGATGTCTTAAAATCTATACGATCGAGATTAATGTTAGGATCACCAAAAAAGGCTTCAACTTTCGTAGCTGGACGTAATTTAATGTTTCTCTGCTTAATAAATCCCGGCGGACAGGCATCATCTAAATATGCACGCATACAATCAATAGCCAGACCCCACGGTAAGCGAAAATGCTTAACATTCCTGAAGAAATTCATAAAAGCTGATCGATACTCTCCCTCATCGTTAACACCCTTCAGTTTCCCGGGCGCACCATATGGCTCACTCAACTTTGGCGATACCAAATCATACAACCTGGTCTTCTTAATTTTGGTATGAAATGATGCATTTGATTCCTTAAGCGTTCCAATCGGGCGAATTAAGGGATACGATATATTCCTCAAATCGCTATTAGGAACTAAGGGACCAAATTCAAGTCTTCCCATCTCTCCAGAAAATTCATGATACGCAACATCTGGAAAAGGAAACTTCATTGAAAGAGATTCATACATAGACCTAGTAAACAAAAAGCCGTGAGTATAATTAGTAACACGTCCGAGAATGTCCACCTCAGGGCGTCCGGCAGCTAGAATACCAGCTACAAACCACCCTTTAGGAACATTTCCGAGGACAATAGTACCACAATCTCCTCTCTTAGACGTCTCAGGCCACATCACTGATCGAAATCGATGCGATGGAAACATTGGTAAATGATAAGAAGATTGCCTACAGATCGCACTCTTATTAGTTAAGGTATTAAAAACTGTAAAAGAAATATCGTCAACCTCATCTGGTAAGAGCGTATACAAAGGGTACACCGCTTTATCAAATAGATTTCTAACGAGTACAATCTCACTTTCATCAACGGAGTAAACATCATCCTCGCAATAAGACCTCTCAAGGTTGTTAATAACAATCTGTATTGGGAATGAAATCTTTTTCCAATTAGCTTGATTCCAGTACGGAATGTCAGGATTGCTGTCTATTCGAGTATACAAGTAATGTTTGTTAAAACCAATCCAATCAGGACCAAAATATACAAATCTACAATCAATCCCACCTTCTGGAGATCTAAGTTCTCCTTCAACAGTATTGCGCTTCGCAATTTTCTGAATATCTTCAAAGCCCATTCCTGTCTTTTCAAGTTTAAGAAATTGCGACTTAACATCAGCTTTACTCCAGCTGCGCATCTGCTCAGGAGTCCAGTTTTGTTTCTCCTCAGGAATAGCTAAACTAAACTCGCTCAGGTCAGTATTGTGAGGATACAAGGGCTTGCCAAAGGCTTCTGCTTTGGGCTGAGATTTATTATAAAGCTTGTACATCCCATAAGCCCCTATAACACCTAACGTCAAATGCAGAGCTTCCTTATGCTTATAATAAAACAGGCGTATCTTCGAAAATGTTTGCATCATAGCTAGAGCTCTCTCTGCCTCCTCTCTATCCGTACTATGCAACAGTCTTCGTCTCAAGCGAATATCCATAACAAACGGAACAAAGAGAGGAGAGGTAATGGCGCTGTCCAAATAATAATTAATTTGCTCCCCAAATTTTTCAAGAAACTTTCTTTTCAAATATCGTAGAAACCAGGGAAAAAGAGCTACTAATACCAATGCCAATGCCATGCATCCAACAACATGAGTGATCTCACTACTATAAGCAACAGCAGGATTGTTGGGAACATCATAATCTAAATCCCAACCAAAGGCCTTATCTCTCTTCTTAACTCTCAACTCTGGAACATAACTCTCAGGTGGGTTTACATTTTCACCTGAAGGAAAGTACTTAACATCGAGCCGCCTCAAAGAGGCAACATAATGTTGAGTCCATTCTATCGAATCACATATACCAGGTCGAACAATCTCTCGATAATCATGACTACCATTATTAGCAACATGCAACATATGGGATAAGCCACAGCCGCACGTATTCTCAGCAGCCTCAAAGATGGTATTATCACGAGCAACGGCTGCAAAGTGTGCATTTGACCTCTCTATTAACAAACGCACAAATTGAGCCACTCCCATCTTCTCACCAGAAAATAACCATCCAAACCGCGTGTGCTGAGTATAAAACGAGCCTATCATAAATCTCGTATATTTGTTCCTAACTCCTTGCGGTAAGTGCTTAACCTCAGCATATTTCAAACTACGTCCTGAATCATCCTCAAAGAAAACACGAGCACACAATCCCGTCGCCAAACGTCTCTCAAGCTTACCCGCAGGCTCACAACCCACGAATTCACTATAGTTCGAGGACATAAGTAAATATTTGACTTTATTCAAAGCTATGCCTTTTGCGTCCACAGCAGCGGCCTTGATATCAAACTTTGCAGTATCAATAGCTCGCTGAAGAAAGATATCCAAAGGAATCATATCCAATTGGCGATACTGTTCATAACTGCTAGGCATATCATTCACATTAACCGCAAATGCGTCCTGGTTCAAATTACCAGGGCCTTCTGCTGCAAACTTATCCGAAATATTATATTGCACAACATCTCCAACAAATCTTTTTAATTCGTGGAGCTTGGCCAAAACATTGATCAGATTAGTGTTTATTACAGTCTTGCCAGCACCAGGATCTCCTATGAGAACAACA